GTGGACGTACTTGAAAAAGGTAAACTACTTTTATTCGTACTTTTCATTATGCCAGGCTTCATTAGCATGAGAGTTTATCGGCTTTTCCACCCAGCCGCAGATAACGACACTTCAAAAATGCTAATTGATGTAGTTTCATACAGTTGTATTAACTATTCCTTCTTGCTGATACCCATTTATTTAATTGAAACAAATAAGATTATCGATTCGCATCCATTTTGGTATTATATTTTTTACCTCTCAGTCCTAGTGATTATTCCTGTTCTTTTACCCATACTCCTGCTGAAGATTCGACAGAGCAATCGAATAAGGCAGATACTCCCTCATCCCATGGGGCGTGCCTGGGACTATTTTTTCTCTACGAACCAATGTTGCTGGGTTTTAGTCACACTTAAAAATGGGAAAAAATATGGCGGTTTATATAGCTACAACTCTTTTGCATCAAGCAGGCCTGAACCAGAGCAACTCTACTTAGAAAAACATTGGGCTTTGGATAGCGATGGCGACTTCGATCATGAACTTACCGATACATTAGGCATTATAATATTGACTAATGAAATCGAAAGTGTTGAGTTTATTAAGTTGCAAGTACCTACAACCAGCAATAGAGAGACGAAAAATGTCTGAAGAAAAACCAGTCAACAAACCAGGGTTTGCCAATGACGGCTGGCAACCAGTGAACAAGGGTCACCAACCAACTAGTAGACCAAACCAGCAAAATAACGGGTATCAACCACCAAGCCAAACTCAACAGACACAACAGGTTTCTCCACCACCTAAAAAGCGTTGATTCAAATGCTAGCCATTAGTTAGTCAAATAATTTCAGTTAGCAATGAACCCGGTAATACCGCACAGCCCGCAGACCTACTGGTTGAGCGGGCTTTTCAAGTTACCCTTTACTTGTACGCAGTTAGATCTTCGCATATCACATAAATAAATTTATTACTTACTTATCAATTAATTAAACCACCCCATAAACGTTCTTAGATCCTCTTAAACTGAAAAACACTGAAAATCTTTTCAATCTTTTCAGTTCTGGTTTTCCGCAAAGCCGCCAGCACTGGCGCGGTCTAGCGGTCTGGTTTGTAGAAAAATAAAACTGAAAAATTTTTATGATCCAAAAACCGCAGGCGGGTGCGGTGTAGTGCGATTTTTGTCTGCGAAAGATTTTTTTTGCGATGCTGTGACGTGCCAGCGCCCTGCTGAGGGTACGATCTTCTTTAAGGGGAGGGCTGACTGCCTGAAAGGCTGGAACACGCCAGAGCGCTACTGATTGCGCGTGGCAAAGTCTGTTTGTGAGGATAGAGAAGAGACACCCCGCAGGGGATGAACGGCATAAAAAAACCCGCTTGCGCGGGCTCAGGTCTTAAACGGCTTATTTGCCAATCACCGGGGAGTATTTGCCGTTCAGCGCGTCCGCTTTCGCTCCGGTGCTCCGGATGGCTCCCGCGTTGGTTGGTGCTCCTGTATTGCTGTGCGTGTGGTCTGCCGTTTGCTCTGCCAGCTCTTTTACCACGTCAAGCGTGTCCAGCATCAGCTGTGCCACGTTGATGGTGCCAGAGCCAATCCACACTACCGGGGCAATAATCTGCTGCTGAACGGCCGCCACGCTTTTACGTATCAGCCCAATTTTCTCGATCAGGTCTTTACCCGTGGTGACTGTCTGGCTCCCGGCTATGTCCGTTTCATCATTGCCGCCGATACTCGCAACGCGGTTATTCACTGCCTGGCTGTAATCACCCGTACATACCTGCTGAATGGCTCCGGCCATCAGTGTGGACGTGCCCAGCACCGTAACTTTATCCGTGGCCTTAATGGTAGTTTCCCGGCTCACCAGCTCCCGCTGTTCCGTATCGGCCTTAACCATCCGCGCCATAGATGTTTCACTGATCGTCTGGTCTGTCTGCCTCACCCAGTCGCCCGCCAGGGTGACGCGCTGCGACACTTCCGCACGCTGCTGTTGCAGCTGCTCGCCTGGCTGGATATCCGGTAAGCTGGTTCCCTCCGGCACGGTCTGCCGCACAAAGGGCTTATCCGGCCTTCCGCCAGTAAAAGCAATTTCAACCAGCGTCCCTTCAGGGGGAAACTGGAACATCCCGGAATCGTTACCCGCCATAGGAACCGGCAGAGGCACAGCTGAGTAAACAGGCGTGTCTTTATCCGGGTTGCCGTCCGCGTCTAACAGCTGCACATCCACCGCATAACGAGGACGGAACGGATCGGAGAAATTGCCGCTTTTGACCGCTTCAACGGGATTCATGACACGGGCGAATTTTGGTAAGTGCATCCCGGAAGCCAGCTCCGGATAATGGCTTTCAATCTGGCGCTGCACGGGCGTTTTCTGGAGAGCCTGACCCGTTGAGCGGTTGCGCGGTGTCCATGTCACAGCCATCGTGTCATTTTGCAGGTGGACTTTTGTCACCCTCTCCCCGTTCAGATCCACGCCGGGGCGCAGACTTTGCACCAGGGGAAGCGTCATGGAGTTCCCCCCGGCAGCCCCCTGGTTAAATTCATGGGGGATCTCTACCGGGCGATCAGCAAAGAGGGCTTTTTCCGCGCCGCCTACATATACCCCGCCGTCCGGCAGCTGGTACCAGACGTAATCCGTAACGCCAAAAGCTTTACCCAGATTATCCAGCAACTGATAACCCGTACCGCTATGGGTGAAATGCGGGATAGCCACTAAAATAAAGTCTGCATCATCTGAAGTTTCCGCGTCCCGGCGTTCCTCCCTGGAAAAGAAGATGAAAGCCGCCAATACCGTGAGCGCATACAGCCCGGTCATGGGTTCAGTCATCATTGCGCCACCACCCCAGCACTGGAGGCTGTAGAAACTGGTAATTTCAGGATCAGCTCTGCGGCAGATTTCTGGCTTGCAACTGCGGCACCAACACTGCGGGGCGCGTTGACCTTCACAGCCTCAAATCCGGTGTAAAGGTAATGCACCATTTCCAGATCGCTGTTTGACGCAACAACACTCACGCCGTTCTCAGCAAGGCGACGCAGCTTTCTGGCCAGTCGCCCCTGATCAAGATGTGAAAAACCACTTTCAGTGTATGAGGTGAAATTTCCTGATTCTGTCAGGTATGGCGGATCGCAATAGACCACATCCCCGGCACGAACCAGCGCAAGCGTTTCGGAGTAATGTGCGGTGATGAACGTTGCACGCTTTGCCTTTTCAGCAAATGCGCGGACTTCTTTAAGCGGGAAATAGTTTGCTTTGTATTTCCCGAAAGGGACATTGAACTGGCCACGGCGGTTGTAACGGCAAAGCCCGTTAAAGCCGTGGCGGTTCAGGTACATGAAACGGGCTGCGGCTTCAACGCTTTCAGCCCCTACCCCCTTCCCGGACAAATTAAACGTGTCCCGAACGGCATAGTAAAAAACAGCGCGGCTCTCCTGTTCACCTAACGCCCCGGCAGAAAACAGGGCTTCAAGCTCCATTAGAAACGCGTCGGTATGGTAGGCCATCGCCTTATACAGATTGACTAAATCCGGGTTCAGGTCAGCGATCAGGTATTCGTCATAATCAGTATTCATCATGACAGCGCATGAACCCGCGAACGGCTCAACCAGGCGTTTGCCTTCAGGCAGGTGTCCACGCAGCTGCGGCATAAGGCGGACTTTGCTGCCCACCCATTTGAGAGGGGTTTTTACTGCCATGCTGTGCCGCCTTTGCTGCAAATGGCCGCAGCCTCTTCACGGATCAGCTCTACGATTTCGGCAGCGCTCAAGCCTTCATTGGCAGCAAAAGTGGCCAGCTTATCCAGACGTGTAGAACACAGATCGGCGGATGCCGCTTTACCTTCCTCGGTAGCTTTGGCCAGCATGGCCAGCAGATCATGACCAGAGTGATTGATGGATAAAACCATGTTTGTTTTTTGCATTTTGGTTTCCTCAAGGCAAAAGAATCCCCGGCCACCGCAGGGATGGCCAAAAATTCAGGCAGTGAATTAGTGGAAAGAGACGGTAACGGGCGCGGCTGAGTAGCTCGGCGCTGGCACTTTGTGCAGCTCGTAGGTATTGCGCCACCACTCCTGGATCAGCGCTTTGATTTCACCAGCACCCAATGAACCCGCTACGTAATACATGGAACGAATACCGGCCAGCGCTTCAACCTGCTGGAACGGGCTTTCCGCTTCACGATAAACACAGCACCAGTACGCAACATTCACAGCCAGCCAGTGGCGTTTGTTTGTCATGTGCTCGGTGTCGTTAAAGAAAAAAGGATGCAAGGCCACACGGCCATTTTTAACAGTGCTTTTCTCAAGAAAGAGAATGGCGTAATTATGCGGAACACCCCACGCAGCAAGCTCCTTCCCCAGTTCTTTGGCGTTTACAGAGATAATGGACATTAATGATTCTCCTGCTGTTGCATCTTATGAACGATATGAGGCGCGATAATCATCTGTACGCCGTTGCTGCTGTGGATCGGATGTGCCTTCTTCACCTGGCGGTTGGCGCTACGCTTTGAAAAATCGCTGTCGCTCAAACTCCCGAAGCCTTCAAACGTCAGACGCGCTCTGGATATGCCCTGGCGCAGCTGAATCATTGCCCGATAGTCCAGACGCTCGAATAACTCAGACCAACAGCATTTACACAGATGGGCTTTGAAAACGTCCATCCCGGAAGCAACTGCGGCCGCATGTAAAACAACCCCGCGCCATTCTGGTGTTAATTTGTCCCACCATTCGGCGGCTTCGCTTTTCTCGCTCCAGTATTTGCGGCGGATATTCCCCAGCCACTTAAGGCCTATCTCCTGTTGTTTTGAGCTAATGGCCATAGCGCCCCCTGATAATCCCGAACAAACGAAACCACTTTGAACGACGAGGGGATCGGGCATTGAATTTGTACTGATGCGCAGGGTTCCAGCGCTGGCCATTTGGCAGCTCAAGCCACCCAGTTGACCCACTGGCCAGCTGCATGGCCGGAGATTCTTTTTTCAGGTAGGTAACGAAAGCTTTCATAGGTATCCCTCACATCATGCTGCTGGCGCTGGTAGTCACGATATCGACGGCAGCTGCAAGAACCGGCGCAGACTGGAGGCGGCTTTCAACGGTGTAAGCCAGGACGGAAAGGGAACGGATTGCATCACGCGCACGATCAAGGATTTGTGTGCGGCGTGCGGCAGTCATGCGCTCAGTTGATACAGCTTCCCCAGCGATTGCCCCCACATTGGCGGTGGCACTCAACGCGCAAAACTGCATGTTGGCTTCAGTGGCGTTATTGATAGGAACGGAAGGAAGGCAGTTAATCTGCCCCAGCATCCCATCCAGTAAACGCGCATCTTCGGTGTAATCGGTAATAGCCAAAAGCTCATCGCAGGTCAGGCGGTGCGGTTGAACCGGATTCAACTTATTGCGGAGGATCTGCGGACGCATACCAACGGCAGCGGCTACATCTTCCAGATTGTGCGCCAGCGCAAACGCTCGGCAAGCTGCATCAAAGTGAGCATGTTTAGACGTCTGATAATCAAACATTGTTAGCTCTCCCCTAATCCGTACGATGGATTACGCGTTAAGCGAAATATTGCATTCGCTTAACGCCTGAACGGTTAAAGCGGCCATATTGATTTCTACACGGGCTTTTGGTTTATCGCCCTTTCCCCGAATTGGCAGACGACCATCACGCACCATGTCACGGGCAGTGCCCATAGGCGTTCCGGTGATCCGACAGTATTCATCAATAGGCAGGTAAGGTGTGGGGATGGCGATTGTAATGTTAGGGCGCATAAGGCAAACTCCTTTGTTCATTAGAGCGCGGCAACGCTCATCAACTTTCGATTAAGACTACAACAAGGAGAAACTCTAATTCGACTTAATGAAGAAATCAACACAATTTCGACTAAGACGAAAGAGTTGCACTTATGAGTAAATTTCCTTTCGAACAAATAGGGCACAGTAGCGATGTACTTAGTCGCGTAATCGAAGCGTATGGTTTTACTTCAAAACTGCAGCTAGCAGATCATTTTGAAATGGCATCAAGCAGCCTTTCAGCACGGTTCAAACGTGGCATTTTTCCGGCTGATATGGTGGTTAGGTGTGTAGCTGAAACGGGCGCATCTTTAGAATGGTTATCTACCGGGCATGGCAAAAAATTTGATGATGAAGAACTGGATATCATGAAGTTCCCACGCAAAAAGCTTGTTGATGGGCAGCTTTATGATTCCGGCTATGTCATGTTTGATAAAGTATTTTTCCGCGCAGGTACGCCACTGCCAACAAGCCCTATCTGCGTGCAGGAAGAAAAAGCTCAATACATCCTTGATCAACAATATTCTGAAGTTTTTGATGGTGAATGGCTTGTTAACATTGAAGGCAAAACTAGCATCAGAACACTCACACGTATTCCTGTAAAAAAGGTACGAGTCAGCGGAGTAGGAATGGCTTTTGATTGTTCCATAGATGATATCGAGGTGATTGGTCGAGTTGTGTTAGCTATCTCGGAGAATAATTAAAATGTCTACAAAAAAATCCACCCAAGAATCTGAAGTGATTCCCGCAAAAATTAAAACATGTTTTGTCATGATGCCAATAGCCGACCACCCAGACTATGAGCCTGCGCATTTCAATCGTGTTTACCAGTATTTGATTAAACCAGCATGTATTAAAGCTGGTTATCAACCCATCAGAGCGGATGATAACAAAGCATCAAATATGATCATGTTCGATATTCTCAAAAAAATTGTTGAATGTGATATGGCCATTTGTGATCTGAGCTCTCGTAATGCGAATGTTTTCTACGAATTAGGTCTAAGGCAAGCGTTTAATAAAAAAACAATTTTAATTACAGACAATCGTCTACCAGCCCCTTTCGATATTTCTGCATTTAGATACGTATCTTATTCTCATACTTTACGGGTAGATACGGTAGACCGTGAGATCCCAAGCATTGTCAATATGCTGAAAGAGACAGAAAATCTTCCTGCTGATGATGTTAATTCAATAATCAAACTCTTACAAATTCAGCCTTCTAAAGTTGAAAATATAGACTTAAATAAAGAAGATAGTGTGATGTATAGTATGCTGATTAATATACAAAAACAAATAGCAGAAATTAAATCCCCTTCACTAAAATTGCAACATAGATATGTGGATACTTTTACTAAAACTAAACGACCAATTGAAATAGGGGATATGGCTGGCATCAACTTCAACACAATAAGAAATTCATTCCCTAACCAACTATTTAGCCATGAATATATGTTTGATGAACATTATATTGGTTTCTTACACAGCATAGAAGATGGAGAGATTACATTTTCTAACGAAGGAGAGTTAACAATTTACCCAGATGATCCGAACCTTCTTGGTAAAATTTATGTAGCTTAAGTCTATGAGCATTAAGAAAAAAGATAACGGCTGGGTCTTAGATTTTTATCCTGAAGGGAAACCTAAGGGAAAATCAGCCAAACGCATTAGAAGGACCTTCAGCACAAAAGGTGAGGCTTTAGCATATCAAAACCATATCATGGAAAATGTCCACGTTAAGCCCTGGCTGGACGGAAAAGAGGATCGTCGTAAATTACGCGACCTTGTAAACCAGTGGTTTGATGAACATGGAGTTACGTTAGATGATGGTAAAAAGCGCAAATCCACAATGGAATTTGCTTGTGAAAGTATGGGTGATCCCCTAGCACATGAATTTGATTCAACCATGTTTTCCCTGTACCGGAAAAAGCGCCTGTCTGGTGAGATATCCCGGACAACTCGCGTCAAACAAGTTTCTCCCAGGACAATGAATCTTGAGCTGGCCTATTTCCGCGCAGTGTTTAATGAGCTGAAGCGACTGGGGCACTGGAAACTTGATAATCCGCTAATAAATGTCCGTGCTTTCAAATCAGAGGAAGCCGAACTGGCTTACCTTGAAGATGAAGAGATTACGCGGCTGTTAGAAGAGTGCATGAAAAGCCGTAACGACAGCACATACTGGGTAGCCTGCTTATGCCTGGTAACTGGCGCACGGTGGGATGAAGCTGAGTCTGTCACAACGAAGCAAATCAAAAACCTAAAGGTCAGCTTTTTCAAAACGAAGGGGAACAGAAACAGAACTGTGCCTATCAGCCAAGAATTTTATGATGCGCTTCCAAAACCGGAAAAGCCTGGGCGCTTCTTTAAATCGTGTTACTCGGCATTCCGCAAAGCCGTCGAACGAGCTCAACTTAACCTGCCGGACGGTCAGCTTTCACACGTTTTACGCCATACCTTTGCGAGTCATTTCATGTTGAACGGAGGAAATATTTTAGTATTAAAAGATATCCTTGGGCACACAGATATTAAGATGACTATGCGTTACGCACATTTTTCACCAAGCCATTTGCAAGACGCAATGAAACTCAACCCATTAAGTATAAAATTCAATTCTAATTAAAAGAGGGCTACATGAGCATATTTACAGATGAAAGTGAAATGCAGAACTGGCTGGAAGAAAAATTCCTTGAAATTGAAGGGTTAAATGACTTAATAATTAATATTCAAGACATCAAAAATTACAAACCGACAACTTCATCGAGCCATAAAATAAAGAACAGTTATACAAAGTCACTTGATGCTCTATATATTAACGAAGTCATCTCTCATGACAAAAATATTTCTTTAACTAAAGGTGAATCATTAAAGCCGGACACCATTGCATATTCTGTAGAGAAAGAATCAATAGTGATTATTGAACTCAAAAATTTTGCTAATGCGACACGTCAAGCAGGCACTGAACTGATAGCCTATGCAGGGGAAATAAAAAGTTCATTATCTTACTTATCGGATGGAGAAATAGTCAATGTTATAATCTCCCCTTCATGGCCCACTCTTTTAAAACATTATATCTTTAACAACATAGTTTGGCAGAATAAGTATATATTGTGTCTTGAACCAGTGGAGACAAAAGAAGGTATTGCATTACGAATAATTGACGTTGACAGATTAGATATTGAAAAATCACCTGATAAATTTTGCGAAGAACATTTAGCAGGTTATCATATTTGTTTATATGACAGAACCCAACAAACTGCAAACCCTGCTCCGACCCAATTGCACAAATACCTAGACTTAATGATAGAAAGCATGAATGCAATTGCAACAAAAGGAGAAAAGATAAATGGACATGGTTTTGCCTTCCTTAGCAAAGAGTTAATAGGCGCTGGATTATCTCCTTATTTCATAAGCTTAGTGAATGTTGCACCTTTTAAGTCTCTCGAAAGAATACTTCACTTGGATGATTTTGATGGATACCAAAAACTCCCTGATATAATAAAAAAATACATCAACATTTATACTGAATATGAACCTGATGGTCATGGTGGTTGTCTTGAAACATTAGCTGACACGGGAATTGATATAATAAAAAACATTTGCACCCCAAATATTGAAGGATACACTTCATGGAGTGTTATCAAATCAGAAATGATAAGAAACTGGGAGCCCAAATACTTTGTTTCTTGGGGTATATTTAAGGAACTAATGATGGATGAGTTATCTCAACAATACAAAATAGGAAACTACAGCGCCAAAAGTTCATCCCCAGAAATTGGTTACAAGTTAATTGAAAATGCAATTAATAATGACTATGTTTATTTTGAATTAGCGCATATGTCAGAATTTTTCGATGATAATTTATAAGAGCTATAGCCCCATACCTTGTCTGGGAAGAGGCCAATGCCAAACATAGCAGAACACTGATTGTCCCCTTTTTGCCCCCTCAGGACTCAAAGCCTCGATAACATCCAGTGGTATTCGTACGGTAACTTTCTGTTTTTATTGCAAGTTGTTGTTTTTAAAAGATGATGCAGCGTTCTCATAATCGCTTGGTCGCTGGTTCAAGTCCAGCAGGGGCCACCATATACAGCAAGGGCTGACGAGATATCGTTGGCCCTTTTGCTTTTTTTGGGGATATGCCGGGGATATTCCGCAAAGGGAAGTATGGTTCACTATCGTGACTACGTGCCGTTAAAAAGCTAAACGTTCTAACCAAACTTAACGAAGGGATAAAGCATGAGCCCACGGCGCCCAATACCTCAGAAATTATACTTTCAGTCTATTGAAAGGCAGCAGGAACGTGAAAGATACAATGAATTTCTAACCTCTCGGGGCTATGAAAATAGCCCTGATAGCGCTCACCTGTACACAATGAGCAGGGGCTATACCGGCATGAAAGCAAGGGACACTATAATCATGCTGGTGGGTGAACTGCCTTACATGTATGACTAATAAAGTTGATGGCCCTTTTTATCAAATCACCCCATTTTTTTATTTTCGCGGGTGTAAAAATATGATGAAGAGGGCCGTTCCGCAAAACAAAGGGCTCAGGGATTGATCCTCCCCCTCCTATCGATGGGTATGCAGCAAGATAAACGATACAGAAAAGCTAAATATACAGATGTTTATTTAGCTTTTCTGTTACGAGTCTAATGCTGGTGGTAATCCAATAGCGTTGTTTCAGATGACAGTATGGAGACTCGTCAGGAATGTTTATAAAGCGTAAACGATCTGTCCAGCCAGAGAACAAAGGTAGCATTACGCTTGTAACCCACCATACGTGCCTTACTGCAAAATCGAAATGCAAAAAGTTCTACGTCTTCGGTTACATGGGCAGGAATAGCTGCTTTGATTGAGCTACGGGAGATTTTTTTCGTATCCGAGCTTATGCCGGTCCTGCTGGCGGATATCCGCCCATGAAAGTTGACTCAACCAGAAAAGCTTATCAGTTAACGCTGCCTTTTCCTTTTGCTCATAGCAATCAACGCAAAAACCGTTTTTGAAGATAACGAAACGAAAATTCATGAGGTTTAACGTAAGTAAACAAGCCTGGCAGGCATGCCAGCTGCACTATCGCCCTGCAAGCAGGGTGGAGCACAGTGTGCTGGTAATTTCCGAAATGTTTAAATGTAAGCTGTGCAGTTCGCAGCTCCCCGAATGCGAATAGGCTTTTTACGACGCAATTAACAAATAAAAAAACCATTTACAGATATCAGAATTGAAGCGAAAAACCGGAAACTGCTAATTACGTACTTTTAACGGAGTACTTAACTGCGAATTCGCAAAATTAACTCCCCAAAAAAAGCCCCTACGCGGGGCGTTTGTTAGTTGCTGGTGGTGGGCCTGCTGCAACCCGTCAGAACTGCACAACTGTTTTATGAATTGCGCACTAATAAGACAAGCTTTTCCCCGCTAAAAACGATCACAGCGGCTACCAGCGCATTAAACATGATGTACATCGTGAAATAGTTATCCTCAACACGGTCTGGGTAAGGTTCCAGTTGCTCTGTCGGGATGTAATTCATGAGATTCGTGACGGCATATTTCAGGCTGTCGGCCAGCGGGTCGAATACCCCTGAGAGCATCAGCGCAAACGTGATAGTCAGAAACATCAGCAGGCGTAACGACCACTTAGCGGGGCGTGACATCGCAACTCCCTGAGGCATTACCAATAACCGTAATATCACCATAAGCCCAGAGTTTATCCCCCTGCAGAATCCGGTGCCGGTGAGCCTTCAACAGAGCAGCACGTACCATGTAAAAATCACGCGAAAGAAAGAAGGTGATGCAGCCCTCACTGATGCCAGAACCATCTGGACGCGGTGGATGCAGGCGGAAATGACCTCGTTGATAGTGATGTGAACTGTCAACGTCAAAGGTCATGTAGTCATCCACTACACCGTCTTTGCGGAACAGGGCAAACCAGTCGTAGTAGTTATTTCCGGTAAACGCGTGTTTGAACCATGTCTGGCTGTGAGAAAATAATCCACCTGACGGACGATCTACAATCCAGTAACTCCCTGGAGGGACGGTGGCATTTGTCATGTACGAACATTCAGGTTTGTTGGCGAGATCGCCCAGCCCGGAAAACACCGGAAATGAACCTACCCCGCCCACATCCAAACGGGCTACGCGCCCCTCATCGTAAAGATGGTTAAAATCAACCCGGCAACTGTTCATCAGGCCACCACTCGCTGGTTCCATGAGTCTGTGTAAGAAATATTCCCGTCGAGATATAGCCAGGTAATGCTTTCATACGCCAGCGACACGGATTCAGTAGGGTTATTCATTTGACCGCCAGTGTTTTTAAAATTGTGCATCACTGGCGTGACAGCCACCACTTTGACGTTTTTCAAAATAACGTGCATGAATTCTTCCTCTACGCCTGCGTCATTAATCCGATACCATTTAATGATTGCTTGCTGGAGTGTCTCGCCCTGACAGACGGCACGATTCAGGTAAGGTGTGGCCTTATCGAACTCTTTGGTAAAACTTAACTGGTCATGCACACGCGTCCCCGTAAGTTTTCCAAAAGTATTATCGTAAGGGATATGCACGCCGTGGTTAAAGCTCTGCATTTCAATAGCACCTTCACGCAGCAGAACATTGCTACTCCCTTGAATCAGGGTTCCAGTAGAGTTATAAAGCCAAATATATGCAGGAACAGCCAT